CTCAAGAAGTTATGGATGCCGCAGCGGAAGCAGGTATTAGCATAACCCAAGAAGAAGCCGAGCAGTACGTTAGGCAAACCTCAGTTAATGCCGATCTTGTTATAGATAAAATAATGGAGTCTTACGGGTCTGATGATGCAGGTACTCCAGAAGAAACAGTTGAAGCCGCAGAGACAGAAGTTAAAACGGAAACAAAGGTAGAGGTAGAGTCAGAGGTAGAAGCTGACCCATACACGGAATCAGACACATTAGTAGAAACTAAAGCGGCTACAAATACCGCAGAGCAAAATTACAAAGACGCTCAAGACGCTATAAAGACACCGAAAGAATACACCGACACTGTAGCCGCGTATGAAGCGGAATTAAAAACTTTAAACTATAATAGCCCTCGTTTTCGCGCTGTAGTTGCGGAACTTAGAAGGCTAAAAGAAGTTGAAGGGGCTAGAGCAGCGGCAGCTAAAATTAAACTTAGCAACGCAAAAGGTGCATACGACACGGCGAAAGATAACGAAGCCAAAGTCAGAGCCGACGATAAGCTCGCCTACGAAGAATATTTAGCTAAGACAAGAGCCGATGCAAAGCAAGCCGCAGACGAGGCGCAAGAAATTAGAGATGCCGAGGCAAAAGTTAAAGCAGAGACAGACGCAATTGCGGCAATAAAAGATGATGTAGCGGATGTAAGTAACTCTGTAGACGATCTCGCCAAAGAGCTAGGTTTAACAAAAGAAGAACTGCTTGGCACTATAGGACAAACCGAAGAAGATTTACTTGCGGCGATAGGTGAAACGGAAACAGGGCTGTCTGGAGAGATTGACACCATAGCGGCAATAATCGGTAAACCTCCGTCAGAAGTGACCGATGTAGATGTAGATTTTGTTACTGATTTAATAGCGCAACAAGAAGCTCTTGCTGACCCAGCCACGTTTGAACTTACAGAAGAACAACTGGGGTACGATGTTAACGGTGACGGCGTTGTTAACATACAAGACCAGCAACTTTTGCAGGGGGTTATGGCAGGAGATCAAACACTAGACACGGCGTTTGATAATAAATTTGCTGCTACAGGGTTGTTTAAAACCCAACAAGAACTACAACAAGAGCTACAACAAGAACGAGAATTGCAGCAGCAGCGCGACTTAGCCATGCAGCAGCAGATCGAAATGAACTTCCAAAAACAAACAGAGCAGAACAAAAACAACGCTTTTTTAAATATGTTGATGGGAGCAGAGGATCTTCAAGGGCAAACAGTAACAACAAGACCCGGCGAACTTGCTAAGATAGACTACTTATACGATTTTAATAGTGTGTTTGCTAATCCTCAACAGGAGAATCTGTTTGCTTCTCCTTACGGCCCTACTGTAAATAGACAAGCTGGTCAGCCTAGTCAACCCAGCCAACCTAACAGGCAAGCCCCGCGAAAACCTTTTGGTTTCGCTAAAGGTGGGGTATTAGATGTAAACGAAGAGCTACTACGGCTTATTGGAGATAGATAATGAGTTGGTTTTCAGATTTAACAAGCAAATTTACGGGGTCAGATCTTGGCTCTGGGGTTATGGATCTTTTAAATAGCCCTGTAGGTGCTTTAGGGTTGTCTGCATTAGTAAACAACAGTGGGCTTAACGAAACCAAAATACCTCAAGTAGGGTACCAAGGTAAGATACCTGAGTATGAAGCGGTACGTGATCGTGTGGCAATGCCTGCACGTAAAGCGGCACCTCAAGAAGGTGCAGATCCAAATAGACGGCCCGGAGAGCAAGGGAGGCGCTACTTTAGTGACACTATATTTGCAGAAAAGGGAGAGGCGCAGCCCATGTCCGCGCAAGCCGCTCGTGCAAAAGCCAAACAACAAGCGATGGGGCTAGCGGGAATAAACAAACAAGAACTAACAGACTCGCGGCCTCCAAAAGATATTAAAAAAGTAACGATGGCCCAAGGGGGTATTCTTGCCATGCGTGAGGGACGTTATTTAAATGGTAGTAGCGATGGTATGGCTGATAAAGTACCTGCTAGAATTGACAGTGGGCAAGAAGCTAGATTAAGCGATGGTGAGTTTGTTATACCTGCTGATGTGGTAAGTCATTTAGGTAACGGTAACTCTGATGCAGGTGCTAAGGCGTTACACGCTATGATGGATCGAGTACGTAAAGAACGTACAGGCAATAAAAAACAAGGTAAAGAAATTAACCCTAAAAAAATGTTACCGGCGTAATTTATGAGTATATTTGGATTTAATGAAGGTGGGACAACAGGGACAGGTACAGGTACAAATATACCAGTTCCTACAGACCCTAATGTAGGACAACCAGTAGGCAAAGAATCTTCGCTATCTTCGTGGGCGGGTGATTACGTAACTGACATGCTAGGTAGAGGGCAAGCCCTTGCTAATCAAGGATATGAAGCTTACACCGGCCCTCTTTCTGCGGGACAGTCAGATATACAAAACACAGCGTTCCAAGGTATTGGGAACTTAACTGTACCTACTAACATGGGCGCGTTTACACCTAGTTCCTTTACTGGTGCTGGTGCTCCTGTACCGCAGTACGACTCGGCAGGTATGGCAATGAATGTACCGGCGGGAGGCATGGGAGGTGACGTAGCCTCGCAGTATATGAATCCTTACTTACAAGCTGCGTTAAATCCGCAACTCGATGAAGCACGCCGCCAATCTAATATTAGTCGTTTAGCTGACGCTGGTAGGTTAACTCAAGCCGGTGCTTTTGGTGGTACTCGACAGGCTATTATGGAGTCTGAAGGTAATCGTAACTTAGGGCAAAATCTTGCTGCTATTACAGGTCAAGGGTACAGCGACGCTTATGATAAAGCTCTTAACCAATTTAATACTGAGCAGGGTAGACAACAGACTGCTCAAGACGCTAGCAACCGTTACGGACTAGAGGCACTTGCTGCACAGACAGGAGCCGGTGCTACGCAGAGGGGCATTACCGCTGAAGGCATAGCCGCAGACAGGGCGCAGTTTGAAGAAGAACGAGATTTTCCGTACAAACAAGTACAGTACCAGCAGTCTTTATTACAAGGACTTCCACTAGAAGCACAGACAACGAGCTATTCGCAGCCAAGTAACCTAAGTAAGTTATTAGGCGATTCCGGTGGGATTATGGCGCTCTTAGAAAGCCTTGGTGGGCTTGGTGGTGGTTCTGGCAGCGGTGATGGTGGGGGTTCTGGCAGCGGTGGTAGTGCAGCCGACGACGACGACGCCGACGACGCACCCATCTTGGTATAAGGAGCAGGTTAAAAATGGTAAATATAGATAAAAAAGTAGGTGATTTAGCAGCCGCTTACCAAAATAACGTCCCTGCGCTTATGAAGAGGGCTGGCGAGTCTAAAGATATTTTTGACATGCTTGCTTTGAACATAGTAACAACTAAACAAAAAGAAGCAAAAGCAGCATTGGCACAGGGGATGCCTGACTCACAAGGTACTGTGTATGATTCTATGGAAAAAGAAGCCGTAGAAAACCAGAAAGAGCTTATGGGGCAGGGGCTTGCTGAAGTTGCTAAAAATACTAGTGGGACGTTAGCAAACAAACAACGCCAAAATCCAATGCCTCCTAATCAAGCCGGTGCGGCACGACCACAAATGAATGCTGCTCAAGGCGGTATTGTTGGGTTTAGAAGTGGCGGCGGCATTGCTGGGTTTGATAAAGGCGGTAAAGTTACCGATGCACAAATTGCAAGATATCTAGCTAAATATAACCTACCTGACAATGCTCGCAATAGAGACCTAGCTATAAAAGATATAACAAAGGTGAATACGGACTACGCGGAGTTAAACCCAACCAGAGGCGAAGCATTAGAAGGTACTATTGCTGACATGCAAGAAAAGTACGCCGCAGCTAAAAAATCTAGGGCGAGTGGACTACCTGCTGTTCCTACTGATCCTGTTGTTCCTACCCCCGATGCCGAGGTACCCGGCGCAGCTGCGGTAGACTCTTTAGCTGACGCTAACATAGCGTTAAATAAAAAAGAAGCTGGAGAGAAAGTAGCGGCGGAAGAGAAAGCAAAAGCAGAAGCAGCGGCAAACGCCGACCCACTAGCAGGGTTGGGGCTTAATAAAAATAATATGCGTCCCGAAACAGCTGAAATTGATTACGACCCCGCAGCAGAACTACAGAAAAAACTTGCTGCTACAGGGTTAGGGTCGTTACAAGACAGAGATAAGGTTGTTACCGACGCACGCGCGTCGTCTGATCTCTATCTTGACAGGGCGGGTGCTAAAAAGGCGGGCGAAAATCAAGAAGAAGAACTAAGGAAGCTGACTGAACGCCAACAAGACCCAGCCCAGCTTAGGAAGAACGCCTTAATGCGCGGCCTAATGGCTGCATCAGGGGGAGGAGGTTTTGCCGCAGTGGGCACGGGTATAATGAACGAACAAGAGGCGCAAGGTATTGCTGAAAGGGACGCGTTGCACAAGAAGTTTGATATACAAAACAAGTTCTTAAGCTTAGACCTAGATGTAGCTAGTAAAGGTCTTGAATCTGGAGACAAGGCTCTGGGCTACCTTACCCAAGAAAGGACTGTGTTGGCTGATATGTACAACAGTACAGAAACATCAATAGCCAACAAAGCTATAGCCAGTGCTAATCAAAAGTTTGAGTCAAACAAGAGTGAAATTGCAAACCAGTTAAAAGTTTTGACGCTGGAAGTCCAAAAAGACATAGCGGCAGGGGCGCAGGAAGGACAACAAATGGCCGCGCTACTTAGTGCCGTAAATAAAATTACTCAAGAAAGTAGTGTGCAGCTTAGTAAGTCTATAGATGAGGATACGTCTATTATGCAATTAAAACTCGCGATGACCGCCGATCCCTCGGAAGAAAATGTAGAGACTTACAAAAATGCAATTAACGCTAAAATAATTGAGCACTTCCAACTGCGCGAACTAGCTGGAACGGGTGACTTACTTGAAACAGTAGAAGCACAATTGTATAAGTTATTAGGTATAGAAGTACCTGACGGTACTAAGGGCAGCGCCGCCACATCAAATACTGCCCTTGATGCCGCGCTAGGCCAATACCCCGCCAAGGACGATTAGTGGCTCAAGTAGATTTAGCCAGACTTGAAGATGCGTTTATGCAGGCGCATAACGCGGGAGACACTGAAGCTGCCACCGTGCTTGCTGCGGAAGTAAGGCGACGTAGGACTGAAGAGCCAGACCTCGGAGAAATCTTTGCGCAGAATCAAGTCCGATATGCTGCGCCTAAAGAAACCGGCGTATTTGAAGACTTAACATCAGGTTTCGGTGCAGGTGCGGTTAATGTTGGTGAAATGGCTAGCCTTGGTGCAGTCGCAATCTTGGACGAAGAGGCCGAACTAGCCGCGCGTGAGAAAATTAAAGCCGCAGCGGATTACATACGTCCCGAAGGGGGCGACCCTGAGTCCTTTAGTTATGGGTTAGGTCAAGCGTTTGGCTCCATTGCCGGTATTGCCGCCCCCGCTGCTATTGCTGGGGTTGCTGGTGCTCCTACTCTCGCCGCCACAGGTATTGCTGGATTACTGGGTGTAGGTGCCTCTGCTGGTGAAGCAAGTGAACGTGCCCGTGAATCGGGCGCTACTGAAGAAGAACGTGGCGCAGCTACCCTACGTGGCGCTCCAATCGGCTTGCTAGAAATCCTACCTATTGCCCGTTTTGTTAAATCTGTAGACCTACCGTTACTGAATAAATTAGTAGATAAGCTAGGCCCAGAGAAAGTCGAAACCATCGGTGAAAAAATCTACAGCGCGGGGATTACGGGTGGGTATGAAGGCGCACAAGAAATAGCATCAGAAGCTTTACAGAACCTTAACCAGAAAGAATACGACGCAACTGTTGAAACCTTTGCTGGCGCTGAAGAAGCGTTTACGTATGGCAGCATAGCTGGTGGTCTTCTTGACTTGTTCCTTGGTGGTAGTAGGCGAGCAAGAGACTTTGACCGCACCCCCGAGGGGCTTGCTGCGATAGAAAAAGAAAAAGAACAAGAAAGAATATCCTCGCAGGACAGGCGCTCCGCCGAAGCACAAAGCATCCTTGCTGAAGAACAAGCCGAAATTACCGCTGAAGAACCTACCGCAACGGCACCCAAGTTAGGTTTAATAGATAAAGAGTCTGAAAAAAATAGGGTCAATGTACGCCTTGCGTTGGCGAAAGCAAACAACGTAGCCCCAAAAGAAATAACAGAAGAACAAGTAGACGATTATATAGATGGTATAAACATAAAAAAGGGGCCGAAAAAAGGAGCAAAAGCTACCAGTAAAAAACGCAAGCGTAAAAATAAAGTAGAGCGTATAGAAGACATTACAGGCCAAAAAGGGTTTACTGACGAAGATGTTGACGATGTTAATGCGTTTATTGCGACTACGGAAACGAGTACTGAAGAACAAAAACAAGCAGCTAAAAATAAAATAAAAGCGCAAGACGAAAGGCAACAAGCCAAGCTTGCGGCTGACAGAGGTCAAGTTACTGAGGCTACCACTACTTCTGAGGCTACTGATGCTGTTGCAGAAACTACTTCCGATGATACCACTACTTCCGATGCTATTGAGGTTGGTGCCAAACCTGTTGAGGTTGATGCCGAGGCTACTGAAGCTGTTGCAGAAACTACTTCTGAGGCTACTGAAACTGTTGCAGAAACTACTTCCGATGACACCACTGAGGTTGATGCCGAACCTGTAATTACAAGAAAGAAAACTGATGCTGGTGATCCTTACCAACTTGTTGAGTTTGGTACAGATTCTTACGAAATATTTAAAGAACCTAATAAACCAGAGTGGTATGACCGAAACGACCTTGGCGGTCCTACGGGTGGGTATCTCGGCAAAAATAGAACCGAAGCGATACAGAAATTAAAAGAGCGTAGGGCCGGTACTCCTCCTGCTCCTCCTGCTGCTCTTCCTCCTCCTGCTGCTAATACTACTGCCGCCACCGAAACCGCCGCCGAAACCGTGACAGATCCGACATCCGAGCGAAAAATTCTTAAGCTTAGACCCGGTGCAACACAAAAAAGAATAAAAGCTGCTGCCGCCAAAAGAGCTGCTGCTGACAAAAAAGCTGCCGCCAGAATTACTCCTGCGCAAGGAGTGCCAGCACCAACAATTGAAACGAATACAGATGGTGATTACCCCGAGTACACGTTTAAGTTTGAAGACGGTACAGAGTACAAAGGTGTAATGAAAGGTAACGAAATACTTATAGACGGTGTTCCGGAAGAAGAATTTAAAGCCTTTACCCCAAAAGAAGCCGCTAAGAAACTACAGGCTAGGCAAGCAAGAGTTTCGCAAGAATCTCAAGCTGCTAAAGCAATGATTACAGGAAAATCACTAGACGCAAAAAATACAGATACAGATACCACACCACAAAAATCTATGGATGAGGTAGTAGACGGCGTAAACATTACTAGGGAAAAAGAACTTGCTAAAGACGCTAAAGCTGTAGAGGCAGATCGTGATTTAGACCCCGAAAAAATAACACCAAGCGAACGGAAAGAGCTTAACGCCTCACGCAAAGCTAATAAATTAGTCCCGACCCTATTTAAGTATTTTAGCGAGGCTATTGATGTTGGTAAGAACAAACAGTCTACGGATGCGGCTGCTTCAAGTTACACCGAGAAGGAAGCCATAACCCACGCAAGGGAAATGATGGAGGGGGGCGAGCGAGCTACTAAAGCGAGGCTTATATTAGAAGCAAGAAAACTAGGGGCCGCTAAAGACGTTGCTATAGAATATGCAGAAAATCAAGTATTAGGAAGAAACGCGGGTATAAATATTGACCCCACCCAGAATAATCTTTTAGGTATACCCGTCAAAGGAGTGACCGCACCCCTTACGGAAACCACCCTAGCTGCACTAAGAGCGGGGGATCTAAAGGCGGCACTACAAGATGTTGCTAAAAATTCTACCAACCCACGTATAAAACTGATTGCTAACTTGCTGTCAAAGATGGTGGGCGATACTAAGGTACTACTTTCTAGGACAACTAAAAACTTACCAGAGAACGCTACAGAAGCAGAAAAACTTATTGCTAAAAGGGTATCTAAAAGTGTTGATGGGTATCCAGTGTATGGCTTCTATTCTAGAGGTCAATTTGGTGAGATAGATCTAGACAATACAATTGTCATAAACGAAGACATACCCGCAGCCATGAGTGTGCATACTTTACTGCACGAGATGACTCACGCGGCTACCATACAAGCCCTACGAAATCCCACTAAGGGGGCGGCTGCTACACAGATTATTAAGTTGTTTAAAGATGTAAAAGGACAACTGAAAGGGCAGTACGGCGCTACAGATGTAGAAGAATTTGTAGCAGAAGCTTTTGGTAATCTTGCATTCCACAAAGAACTATCTAGGTTTAGCATAAAAGGCGAACGCCTTAATGTTATGCAACGGTTTGTTAATGGGATCCGTGCTTTGTTTAAGCGCCCACCTCTAAAAGGAAACGCCTCTAAAGAATTAGACGTGTTAATTGAGCAGTTGTTAGCGCCAGCACCTCAGTCTATAGGCGCAGGGTCGTTTAACTATATGACCGCCAACGCTGTAGGTAAAGCGGTAAGGGAGGCCGCAGAAGCTGCTGCTGGATCTAAAAAAAGAAGCACTCTAATACGGGACATAAAAGGCGCATTTTCTGGGCCGGGAAACCCTGCTTTGACCAAAGCTAAAAAAATATTTTTTAGGTTTTTGCCTAACGCCAGTATTGCTGATTACGCCAAATCCGACCAAATGAACGGCGCTCAAGAAATACTAGACCAAATTGATGTTCAACGGGGGGATCTTACTGCGGCTGAAGCATCTACCAGAAAAACTTTACTGCCCATATTAGAGTGGGCCAATAAAGCTACAAAAACTATGAGTGATAGGTTTAACAATATTGTATACGACAGCACCATAGCAGAAGTAGATCCAACTAAAGACGCATCAGAGTACACAGGCAAAAAACTTAAAGAGTGGACAAGGTTACGGAACGAATACAATAAGCTAGACAAGGAAGGCCAAGAGACGTATGTAAAGCTACGGGACTTCTATAAGAACCAATACGCGGAGCTACTAAAAGTATTAGAGGGTAGGATTGATAGTCTGTCTGTAGACGAAAGCGTAAGAAAGAACTTAAAGAATGAGCTACTTGCTAAGATGTTAGAAGCATCGAAGCTGGAACCTTACTTCCCGCTTACCCGTAAAGGTACCTATTTCTTAGCGGTTAAAGAAAAAAAGGGGGGTCGCAACTCCGCAGTATTTTCCTATGAGAGTAATGGTGAGCGACAAGAGGCAATGGAATTCTTCGATGGCGAGGGGTTGGAAGTAGATATATTTGATCCGAATGATAAATCTAATTATAACGGAGATTCGGTGCCCCCTGCTTTTGTCAGTGAGGTGCTAGATATATTAAACCAGCAGCCAAATGTAGACGCAGAAACAAAAGAACAGATTACGCGTTTGTTTATTCAAGCACTGCCTGAGTCTTCTTTTGCAAAAGGACTGCAAAGACGTAAGAAGACTGAAGGATTTGATAAAGATGCTTTTGAGGCAGTAAGGACAAAAGGTTACGATTTAGCCAGACAGACCGTCAGAATAAAAAACAGTGCGTTGATTGGGTCGTACATAGAGACGTTTAAAGCAAACGCTAAGATTGGTAAGTACGACCAAGTTCTTGTTGATGAGGTTGTTGATCGAGGGCAGTTTTCAATAAATCCGCCAGTGGATAACTACGCTAAGATGGCAAACCGCGCAGCGTTTCTTTTTACCATTGGATTTAACGCTTCCTCTGCGTTGGTTAACCTGTCGCAGATACCGCTCTTTGCTTATCCGATGTTGGCAGGTAGGTACGGGTATAAAGAGGCGAACGCTGCATTTAAAGACGCTGCAATTTTGTTTGTTAACACTCCGTTTAGTCAAACACAGCAAACAATCTTTGGGGATGCGCGTGCTCCTCGCTCTGTAAGGGCCGCTCTAAAAGGAAATAACAAGCTTAAAGACGCGCTAACAGCACTCCAAGACAAGGCACAACCATCGCTTGATAACTACTACACGGTAACTCGATCTAGTAATGGTAAACGTCTTTACACAGTCCGCGAAGATTTAAACTTATCAAAAGACCAGATTACACAACTGAACAGTATTAAACCTTTAGTTGAGTTATCGGCTAGACGTGGGCAGTTGGGTACGTCTTTTATAGCGGAAACACTAAGCGTGGATTCTTCGGGGCGAAACATAAGCAAAATGGATTGGATTACAAACCAGTCTGCGCTTATGTTTCATAACGCGGAAGTTATGAACCGCCAAGTAACTTTAATGGCGGCGTACAACCTAGCTTTAAATAAGGCTCTAAAAGGTAAGGGTACGGTAAGCCCTACAGAACGTGCAGCGGCAGAAGCGGCAGCGGCAGAAGAAGCCGTGTTTGAGACAACACAGATAAACGGTGGTGCCAACTTAGAGACTGGGCCTAGATTTGCCCGTTCGGGAATTGGGCGTGTAATTCTTATGTATAAGAACTACGGCATTACAATGTACTACAAAATGCTTAAGACCGCGTGGCAGGGGGCGAAGGCTCAGTACAACGGTGATACCAAAGAAGCTAGGGTTGCCTTTAAACAACTTGCTGGAATCCATGTTTCAGTATTACTGCTTGCTGGTGTGCAAGGTATGCCGCTGTTTGGTTTAATTAGTTCGATTGTAGATACCTTCTTTACAGACGATGACGAAGAAGATTTTGAAACCTATGTACGTAAGGCGCTTAACAGCAACACGTTGTATAAGGGTGCGTTGTCTGAAATAACTGGGTTAGATGTGTCCAAACGTGTGGCACTTACCAACTTGTTGGTCGAGGCAGATAGGTTTAATGCTGACCCCTCCCCAGAAGAAACTATTGCTCACTACTTCGGTGGCCCTGCTACTAGCGTAGGAATTAGAGTCTACGAAGGGTTTGGCGAGATCTTTAGCGCCGACGGCGATGGTGAGCGTGGGTTTGAAAGTATATTACCCGGAGCCTTTCGTAATGCGTACAGAGCGTTGTACCGCTACCCAAGAGACGACGGTATGCTAACTCGGCGCGGGGATGCCATGTATGAAGACGTATCGTCTGGTGAACTGTTTGCTCAGTTCTTAGGATTCCCGCCTACGGAATATATGAACCGCATGGAAGAGTCGTCTAAAGCCAAACGTATGGACGACGCGGCTTTTAGTAAACGATCTAAACTACTTAAAAGATTCTATGTAGCCATGCGTTTTGGTGACAGCGAAGCAGTAAAAGAAGCTATGGATGATATGATGAAGTTTAATAGCTCTAGCGCTGCTAAAGCGAACGCTAAACTTTTCATAAACAATAAGACAATAAGGCGGTCGCTTAAATCTCACCAAAGAACCACACTACTGATGCACAACGGTGTGCTGTTATCTTCCGCTATGAAGTCGGCAGTAGAGTCAGAAGGGTTTTTCTAAAACTTACCCCCCACCGAGAGGAAGGGGGTAAGCCGGTCGGAGAACCTAGTAGCATTGCGCTACGTCTCATATGGTATCATACAGTCCGCCAAACCCGTACACCTAGTTTACCACTCTCTGTCCGCACTCTGTGCTCCATACCCCATTCTTTACGGTGCATTATAACCTGTGCCTGTGTACGCGCAGCTTCTGTGTTTATACATGGTACAAAAACGGACATCCCTACTAACATCTTATCCCAATTGACTACTACTCGTACCCCGTCTGGCGCGAGGTCGTCTAGCTTAAGCACACCGTTGTCTACAGTCTTAGGCACTAATTACCTCTACCTAAAACTTTGTACCCCCCAACACGAGTTAACTCATACCTGTAAGATATATTGTACACCGCAGCGGGGGCTAACCCAGTCTGCTGGGCTATCTTAGCCCTTGGTATACCTTCCGCTTGCGCGTTTAACACCGACATAATCTCTTCTGGTTTTAAATTACGCCTAAACTTACCTTGTTCTGCACGCTCTATAGGGTCTGTGTGCAGTCTCTTCCCCCGTTCTTTGCCCACTTCTAGTGCTGTGTTTTGGGCGCGGATAGCCGCTAAGAATTTCTTACTCATCATTGTCCTCTTGTGTTTGTTCTACAAGGCAGTTCACTATGATCACGTCAGTAGGGGGTAAGTTCATGTGAGTGCCTTTGCTCAGACGCATTTTAGATTTTTTAGCCCCCATCTTTTCTGTAAGGGATTCAATAAAAGCTGCGTAGTTTATTTGCTGTTTACCACACCACTCACGTAGGGGCTTAGGTACTAGGTAAGCGCGTTTTAAGTCCGTCTCGTACCTAGCTACCAGCCTAGCCCTTGGGTTAACGTCTGGTATGACTAGCGTGTCTAACCCGTTCCCGTTCTGTTTACGTAGGTCATCGGTGCTTCTAATCCACAGAACATTGCCATAATGATCATTCATGTAGTCATTAAGCGTTTGCTCCGCCGAGTGGGTCATGTCCTCTATCCCTTTTTTATTGGTTCTAAGTACTTCAAGTATCCACTTATATACTGGCTTACTTTTGTAGGGTAGTAGCCCCAAGTTCCTGCATATAATCAACGCGGACAGGGTACACGCTGCACCAGCTGACCAGAATCGGTTTTCTGCTGCTAGTCCAGCCTCGGTGTCTATTTTTACTTGAACCCTTTTAAGTAGGCTAGTCACCTCCTCTAAGTTGTTAATAACATACTGTACAAACGGCACTCCTGCATGACCGTAATGCTTCAACACGTTAGACTGAAACTCATCAGTGAGGGTTTTGGTCTGGGCATCTTTGAAGTGTTTGCTTATTTTATACTCAAGAATACGCTGAGATTCGGCCTTGGGCGCTTTCTTATACAGCATTATCTTTTCTATCAAGCTGGCGTTACCTGTGGACACCGCCATAAAACTCCACGCAGGGCCGTTGTACCGTTCTACGTTAGCCCCGCTGGTTAGCCTACGTTTCTGCCTACCAGCATAGTACTGGTATGCTAGGTCGCTAAGTTCTTTTGGGGCCATGTTAGTAAGCTCATCTAAGAATAGCGGGACACTGTGGTACACCTCTGCCCTGTTCATCTTAGTGTTGTAGGTATCTTCTTTCTCTAATATAAGTTCTTCTGGGTTCCCCCACACGCCTAGCCCCGCAAACTGAGCGGTGGTCTTACCAAAACCGGAATCGTCACTGTGTACGTGCAACACAGAACACGCAACGGGCATTAGCTGCATGAGTGCAGAGCCGAACGAAGCCCCCATAATATATTGGTAGGGTTCTTGCCCCTTCTCGTTCAAGAAAGCAGCCATATCTTTCCAGCCCGACAAAGAACCTTTTGCGTCAAACGCTGGGAACATAGCTACAGTATTGGAGGCTGGCGGGTTGAACTCTATACGGTCAGCAAATATCTCTTGATTACCGAGTACAAAAGACTCCATCGCATCGCTAGTCCAGCCAAACTGCCGGTGAGCCACGTCCGCTGTAGCCATAGCTTGTAGTTCGTTTACCCAAGTAGTTGTATATTGCATAAGTTCATCCATCTTGTTTACCGCCACGCCTTGCATACTCATGTTCTTACGAAACTCCTCTCGGGACGTAACAGCAGTTAGTGGCACAGTAAACTCTCGCACCCCGTCTTTTGGTAGGTGAAGCCGCATCACTATAGCCTCACCAATCTCCACATCAACCACACGCTTAACTACATAAAAATCATTGTGGTATATAAGACGTTCCTCTGCTTCCCCATCAACATTCCGTGCCCTTATGTATATACCTCCGTTGGCCCCCCGAAAGTAAGGGCTTGGGTAGTCTGGAATAGTGTATGTCTGCACTGGAGCGTTCGGTAGCGTAGCTGATGGGGCTTCTACTATGTTATCTTCGCCCTCTGCCGCGATTACGTTCTTGCCTAAAATAATGGGCGATTTTATCTTGTTCCAATGCTGGCACTGAGGGCACACATCGGGGTTAAACTCATCAAACTTAACGCACAGGTACGGCCCTTTTATCTGCTGTACTTTCGCTGCCGTAGCTTCTTCCGAGTAACCCTCGTGCCCTTTAGATATATATTGTGCGGCTTTCTCTCCGTCAGAGCAGAATTTTGCTATAGACAGTCCAGCTCGCCACATAGGCTCTGTAGTAGTTTCTTTATCTGTTGCGATTAATTCAAGCTGCTTACACCCAGTACCTGCGTTTATCTTCTTTACGATAGTACCAAATTTGTTTTCTACGTTACCCATCAGTGCTTGTAGCGTTGCGTTGGGGGTACGGTTTTCAATCTTTGTAACCACTGGCATCAAGTTCTTGCCAAGCAACTCAGACAACACATCAAAATTAACGGGCGGGGGTAGCTCCACACCGTACTTAAATACTTCCGTAGGTGGTGAGGTCTTGTGGTTGTGCGTACCTAACGGGCGAAGTACCCGCGCAGCATCGGCGGTAACAGCTGGATCAGCTAAGAACTTATGTTTAGCGCAACGGACTTTAAGTTGTTCCGCTACCGGCAACCACTCCTCTAGCGGGACGGCTTCTTCTAGTATCCAATATACATGTACCCCACGCCCAGAACTTACCATTAAAGGCTTAGGTAATTTCAAGTCGCGAACAAACTTACGTAGTTTGTCTATGGCTTCTTTTTGCGTTGTAAAATCTTTACTAGGCCCACAGTCCAAATCTAAAAATAAGGACTTTAAATTCTGTACGTTCTCTACTTTACGAGAACCTTTCTCCCTAAATGTAGCTAAGGCAAAATAAACGTCATACCCCTGCTGGTCTAGGATGTATGACTCATCTACTAGTTCATTAATTGTAGCGTAGAACTTCTGCGTCCTACGGTCTTTCTCAGTGTCGTTACCAAACAGGCAGTACCAACCACTGTCACTAAGCACCTCGCTTAGAAATTCTTTTGTTTCCATGACGTTTCACCCAAAACCGAGAGACACTGTGGCAGGGGTGTCGGTACACCCTCTTCGGAAATCCTAGCCACAGTAAGGGTTATTGGGGACTAGTCGTTGTCGTCCCAATCATCAATAACCGCAGCTATCTCAGCCTTCTCTTCTTTGGGGGCAACCGTCTTCTTGACTACTTTCTTAGGTTCTTTAACTGAAGCCTCGTCTTCGTCACCCCAATCGTCGTCGTCACTTACCTTTGCAGTGGTTGCTTGAGCGCCAAAAGGACTCTCGTCATCACTTGCAGCAGCAACAAAACCACCTTCTACTGCACCAAACGGAGAAGTCTCTTTCCTAGGTACGTAGTTAGTGACTTGCACTGCTCTTAGTCGTAAGGAAACCCCTGTACCAGTTTTCATGTGGTAAGGCACAAAAGTTACATACAGGTTCACAGTGCTACCTGACGTTAACTGAAAATCCTCTGCGAGCGTTACGTTACTAGAGTCAACCTGCCTTGGTGCCGCAGTAGGTTCGCCATTATAAGCGCCCTTCAAACTGGCTTTGAAAGTAAGTCTACCGTCGTCTTCTTCAGTAAACGGCTTGTCAAACTTCACAGGCCACTTAGATTCGGCTTTCTGCCGCTCTTTGTATGCTGCACGCATCTCTTTCCACAGCGCGTCTGCGGTGTCTTCAGACATAATAAAATTAGTATCGTACGCTGCATTAGCTGCAAGCGGCTTGCACGGCATACTACGCCCTTCAGAATCGTCCCAGTTGTAAGTTTTATCTAGATGTGGGTACTTAGCTTCTACGCCGTTAATGAAATACCCTTCTGATTTTCCTTCAGCCATCTTGTGTTCTCCTAAATATCTTATTAATTAAATAGCTTTACTAGCTACAAACCCTTCTACTTCACTAAACGGTGATACTGCGATGCTCCGTGCTTCCGGTACACTCATAGTTATCGCCTTTAGCGTGTCAGGGTGATGCTCTAACTCCGCTACTTCTTTTAGTTCGGTTGCGTCTAGAACCCGCATGGGCCTAAAACGTAACCTTGGTGCGTAACTGTTTTGTTCAAAACAAATCCTAGTTACGACAGCTATTGCGGGGGTGTCATGCCGAGCTAAGTGTTTTGCATAGTTCTGCATCGACAACCACCCGCGTTCTGCGGTACCAAACAAACTAGTTGCCGGTAACTGTAGTTGGTAAACGTCGTATAAGTTGTCTTCGTCAATAATAGCTACGGCTATCCTTTGTAAGAACTTACACGCACGCGAGTTACCTACGCCCGACCCTTTTATGTTCTGCTCACAAGTTATGCAGCTTGCAGCTTGCAACTGATCCGCAGGTACACTTCTATCAGGGACTTGAGTATCGGACGACCAGCAACGGGGGTGGTTCCCTTTCGTGGGGTCGTACTCTAAACCATAGTGCAGTCTAGATATGCTGGCAGCATTAAGTATAACCACATCTAAGGTATCAGAGTCTAGTAAGACCTCCCTACCCTCTACGAGTTTGCGGAACCTACCGTCCCGTATACTAATACGCTTAACCGTCATCGCTATAGATCTTCGTCTATTTCAGTTTCTGGCTCTGGTTCAGTCCCAGTGCTACTGTTAAGCAGTGCCTCTGCCACGGCATCAAGCTGAAATCTAAACGTCTTACCAAGCTTTAGGTAGGTATTTGGGGGTATTTGTCCCTGTCTGACCCAAGCGCGTACAGTGCTTACTGACACCTTAAAGTGACTGGCTACTTCCCCGATCTCTACAAATGGCTGCGCCATCATTTCTTCCTTACAGTTATTGTGTATTCTGAATTTACATTCAGCCCTTTTGGTAGTTTTTCTGGGTGCTCCTCCAAGTACTCTTTAACTACCCCCTGATTTAAAGTCTTAGCAAAAAACGCAGGTACGTTCTCTTTTACTATAAACTTGTGCATTTCTTCCCAGTCGTTAGTCCAGTACTTAGCCTTTGTACTACGGTAAAACATACCGGCTTCACTGCTAACACTTGTACTGCCTGTCGCTTGTAGGTGAGAAAGCATTTCTTTTTTGATGAGATCTAAACTACTTGAGAGCTTTTCATCTTCTTCGGTAAACGCGGCTTTTATCTCGCTACGTTTAGCCTTAATCTTCAAATAGACTCTAGTAAGTTTTTCCGCGTCGAACGCAGTCTCGTCACTCATATTGGTTCTCCTTATACCGTGTAGTGAACTATAATGCCATGTAGTTACCTAATCAAGCACTTCTTTGTATAAATCAATCATCTTTGTGTGGGTGTCGATTCTATTGTCTAGTAGTGCGTACACGCGTTTTTCTGCAAACGAACCCTGCAACTGTACCACCGTGCATTTATGGTCTTGGCCTGATCTGTGTACGCGAGCGTTGGCTTGAGCGTAAATTTCTAAAGAGCTTGTTGGCCCCCACCACACCACCGTGTTCGCAGCGGTAAGGGTGACTCCGTGAGCCGCAGCTTGCGGTTGTATAACTAATACTTGCGGTAAGTTCGTTGTTTGAAACCGTTTAAATATCTCAGTCCTCTTGGGTGCGCTTACGTCCCCACGTATTACTTCGGTAGGTATACCATCTTGGATTAGCTTCTCAGTGAGTAGATCAATAACATGTTTAAAGGGCACAAATATCAAAACCTTCTTGCTAGACTCGTCTATAACTTCCCGAAGTACCTTGTACCTATGCCTAATATCAAACGCCAAAGAGTCTCCATCATCGGTGTACACCGCCCCAGCAGATATTTGTAGCAGCTTGTTCATGTTTACCGCTGCGTTTGCCGCAGTTATCTGCTCCCCACCCGCTTGCATGACCATCTTGTCTTTAAGTTCTTTATAATATTTCTTTTGTTGGCGGGTAAGTTCTACTTCTCGTTTGACATAAACCATGTCTGGTAGGTCTAAGCACTCGTCTTTAGTAAATCTTATCGCTGGCTGCAACGCTTGATAGACCGTATCTGTGGCAGACTCTTTGGGTACCCACTTAAAGTTGGTGATCTTGTGCATGACTTGATCCCTAAACGAACCTTGGAATTTAGGAACAGAGTCGGGGTTAACAAGTTTAGCCAGCCCAAACGCGTCTAATGGGCTTTGTGCAGCAGGGGTGCCGGTCATCATCCAGAGCCACGTTTGCGGAGTCATTAACTTGTTAAGAACTTTCCACCGCTTTGTTTGTGGGTTTTTGTAGTGAGTAGCCTCATCTATGATGATTAAGTCAAACCCTCCGTTGGCTATGGCATCCGCGACTATCTCCACCCCATCGTAGTTTATTATTACGAATTCAGCCCCGCCGCCTATTATCTTGCGGCGTTTCTCCGCTGCCCCGTAAGCGACATCTACTGTGCGGTGCATAGCAAAAGTAAACAGATCGTCGCGCCATGCGGATTCCATAATCGAGAGTGGGCATATGACTAGCACGCGGTTTACACGCCCCTCATTCATAAGAAAGTCCGCTGCCCAGATCGCGCTAGCAGTCTTACCCGTCCCTTGCTCGTTAAAGCAGAAAGCTTTTTTGTTGAGGGTAAGGAACCCCGAAGTTGTTTTCTGGTGTTCAAATGGGGCGTGCTTACCTGTCCATTTGTAACGCCCCTCAATGGGAGAAGGTATTTTAATATTTAAGTTCTTAAGAACATGCGCCTCATCTACACCCCAATTAACTATTACTTTGTTTCCTGTAAGTTCTTTACTTTTAGGTATCAAACTAGTCACCCTCTCCGGGTCACGTAGCTTAAGTAATACTGCTCGGTTCTTTAAAATTTGCATTAACGCTCCCACGCAAAAAGGCGTGAAGGGGGTGTCCCCAACACGCAAAATGAATCAACCCCGCCTCTAGGATCACCGGACGGGAACGGTGTTGCAGCCCTGTTTCTCTACGTTTTGCCACACGCGAAGATTAAACTTCTAAGAAAAACAGGTTCCTTCAAATAGCCCCGCCTACTCGACCCCACGGACGGGAACGTGGATAATAGGAGGAGCTAGGTGGAACTCCCCCTCGGTCTGAACTTCTTACGTACGCTATGTGGTACGGGTGCGTGGCTTCTCGCCGTTACGGCTTCTGTTCTTGCTGGGGGCTTCTAACTTATACCCATCAGCGTTAGTACCACCTTTGCTCAACATCTTATTATGGCTAACATCTTTACCACTACGATCAACGCCTTTAGCGTCTAACGCACGCCTAGCCTTCTGTCTTTCCATACGATTAGCGTGTTCACCGCGTGCTAATTGCTGTTGGTATTCTTTTTTGTACGGGCGCTTGTAGCGTCTACGCATTAGTTTCTCCCGTTATGAGCACACTCTAGGACTGGGCACCAAGCCCTGCATAGCCCATTCGGTTTTGGGTTCCATGTGTCGTTGTTAAAAGATAGTTCCATATCATTATATTTGTTTAACCACTCACCCCATAGCCTTTCTTCGTCTTCTATGGTGTATCGGTCTTTAATAAGATCTTCACTCACCACAAACAACAACGCTGCCCGAACAGTCTTTACTTCGGGGTAATGCTTAAAGGTAGCCAAAGCCATAAGCTCTAACTGCCCTTTGTCCGCATACCGCGCTGACTTGCCGGTCTTGTAGTCGATGACCCAAGCTAGATTATCTTCTCTGTTAAGTATAACTAAATCAGCTATACCACGGAACCACACGTCGCTACCAAAAAAGCTACATGCCTCTAAGTTCTCAGTCAGTCCCATCTTGATCTCGCACAACTTCTCGCCTTTCTTAGCGTCTAGTGCGTCTAACATACCCTGTGCATAGCTGAACCGTGGGTCTAGTTCACCACCATCGCGGATGTATATCTCCGCAGCTTCGTGAAAGGCCGTCCCGTACAACGTGGCCTCAGACTCCTTGAACGGATACTGCTTAAGTACCTTCTCATGGTAGAACTGCTTAGGGCATTGCTGAAACGCCTTGATCTTGCTGAAACTCCACGGAGCTATACTCATCATTCACAATCCCCGTACGTTTTTGCTGCCCCGCTTTCACAATCAAGCGGTAGTCCTTTAGCCCACTCTGGTACGTGACGCATACACTGCTCTATAAATGCTTGCGCTTCATCTACCTCATTCTCAGGGACGCACACGACGATAGAGTCATGTACGGTTAGTACCGGCGGGTACTCGTTGTTTATTAGCAGCATCTGCTCTGCGATTATGCAACGCGCGAGTGCTTGGCAAGCGTTCTCCACAAACTTACCCCCGTATATACGAGTCGGCCCCCGCCGCGTTTCATAAGTATACTCGACGCGCCCATCATTTTGAGTGCCCTTCAGTCCGTCGTACCGCATCATTAGATTTGACGGTAGTAAAACTGACTGGGTTGCTCCTAGAGGTTGAAGTACTGGGTGCGCTCCAATTGGTACCGCTTTATTGTGACTCAACTCATGCAGCATAGTGCCAGCATCGCGCCATAACTTACAGATGTTCGGGCTAGCAGCGCGGTATACTTTTATAATGTGCCGCGCATCTTTGGTAGATATAGCTACACCATACGACTGCAATTGGTCTTGAAACCGCATCGCGCCCATGCCATACCCTGCACCAAGAACGGTGGTCTTACCTACAAACCGCTGCTCCTTAGTCACTTCTTCTTCTAAGACATTATAAATCTTAGCCGCCATCTTAACGTAAACATCTTCTTTGTTAGTAAACGCTTCGACCAGATCATCTTGCCCCGCCAACCACGCCAACACACGCGCTTCAATTTGAGAAGAGTCGCAGTCAACCAACATGAACCCTTCACCAGCTTTCATACTACGTTTTAAGACCTTACCATTAGGCCCACGGCTTGGCAGGTTTTGGATATTGATTTTATCGTCGCCGCCCCACCTACCTGTGTGTGCAGCGTAATACCTTATAGGTATTGGTAACGGCCCCCGTTTAGCTATATCAATAAACCGCTGTGTCCGCGTCTCTTCCAACGTGCTTTTTATGCCGAGCCTCGCTGCTACCAAAACTTGCACGTCTACGTTCTTGTGAGTCAGTAAAGATTTAAACCCTTCGTCGGTCTTAGCAAACGCGTAGGCTTCTTTGCCTGTTGTTGCGCTTATCTTTGTTGGCGGCACTACACCAAGGTTCTCTAAAAGCACCGCAAACTTCGGATTACTCATTAGATCTTCTTTCTTCACCCCAGCCCCAACTAAGAGTTGGTCTTTCCGGTCACAAACCGCTACTAAATGCTGCTCAAGCAGCCCAAGATCTAGTTCCAGCAGCGGGTTAATAAACATATTCAACGTGCAGTCAATAACCTTAAGCTCTTGTTTAGGGAAGTGCTCCATAAAGATGTTAAACAACTTGTAGGTAAGTTCAACATCGTTAATACAGTAGTCCCCGTACGCGTCTAGTTCTTCTTCGGTAAAACCTCTACGTCTTTTGCCCAACGCGTTGACGACTTCAGTTCCCTTTTCTCCAATTCCATATCGTTCTGCCAACGCCGCGAGACTTCCACCAACTTCAATGCCGTGTAAAGCACGGGCAACGCACAGAGTATCAGCCCAAACAGAAGTAAGAACATCAAATACCCAACACAGTATAGCCCCGTCGAACATAGTGTTATGAGCCAGTACCATGCTGTTTTCCCAATCGAATTCAGCAAGGTAGTCTTTAAGTTCTTCATGTGTGCCCGATGCCCATTCTGTTGATCCGTTGTTAACCTTCACACCCACGCCAATTACTTCAAAGCGCGGGTCACGTACATACTCTTCTATGGTTAACTTCTTTAGAGAGTAGTCCTTATCATAGTAGGTCTCGAAGTCTAGTGTAATCAAATCCACTATTCCGGCTCCCGTTGTTTGATCTTTTTAAGATTAAAGTCCGAAGAACTGGGAATGCGAAGAATTATTCCTTCGCCATCTTCTACAGCAAACCCAGCCTCTTGTGCGTTCTTAGCTGTGACCACCACGCTAGTCTCGACTAAGGTAGTAAATGTAACTTCAAACTTTGGCATATCTACTCCTCCTTACAGATCCCAGCCCCCTAGCCGTCGGAGTTCAGCCTCAATATAGAACAGGATCTTCTTGGCATCGCGAAGCTCGTCGCTGTGAGACGACTGCCCGTACCGATAGCACGCTCGGAAGATCTCACCGACCTGCGCGTTCATGTTCTTGTGAGATATAAGGTCTTGTAACTGCGTCGCGCCTTTAGGTAATACATAGTAAGACGCGGTGCTACCGTCACTGACCCCCTCGCCAACAACCTTAGAGACAACCTCTTCTTCCCAGTCGTGCTCAACATCTTGTAGTGCCGCCTTTAGATCCCCCGCTGCGTCATCCATTTCTTTTCGGCCCCGCAATACTCGTTCCTGCATTTCCAGTTTTCGGCTCCGCAATTCCCTGCTTGCCTTGGTGTCCCATTGGTCTGGAATATAATCTTTAGATCTTATACGTGGGATTGGGTCGGACAGCTCATTCTTTTGTCTGTAGTTAAGCTCGGCAAGTACGGTGCGCCTTTGAAGCGCCTCAAGAACCTTATCATTTGCGAGTAACTCATCTACCAAGTCAGTGTTGTCGTTAAGTATTTTAGCTACCGCCGGTGCGTCTAGCTTTGGACTCGTTATCGCGTCTAGCAAATCAAACTCTTGTTGCGATGGGTTCCACCGCTCCGCACTTACGCCAGCAGCCTCCACTAGTTCGTCTCTAGTGCCAGCGATAGTGGCATTCTTAATATCTGTTATCGTTGCCCATGCAACATTATAGCTTGCGTCACACGCATCAGCACCCTGCCTAGCTGTGGCATCGGGATTACGTAAAAAATATCTTAGGCATTTAAGGCTTTTGCTTGGGCCTTTGCTGAACATCTTATACTCACTACGCTTATTATTTTCCAAACGTGCCATTTCGATTCTCCTATCTTTTGGCTTAATCCACACAAATGCGGCTATCTATTAATAAATAACCTATATCGTGCATGTTCTCTTCGTTAATGACTAACGCAAGTCCCCTTGCTTCGTCGATGTCTTTTAAGTTCTTTTCCTGTAACGCAGTGACCTTGTTGCCCCCTGCTTTACATTCAAACCCAAAAAATTTTCCTTGGTAGCACCCAACAATGTCAGGCACGCCACTCTTCCCATAACCCCCCGTAGCCGGATAAAAATAGTATGCGCCTAAGCCCTTAAGCTGATCCGCAACTACCTTCTTAACCTTCGCTTCCGGTGTTCTTGCCATCCTTTGTCTCCTTTAAAAGTTTGGTAACGCTTACTGTTAACTTCTTAATCTCGCGCTGGTTTGTTTCGATAGCCTTACCCAAGTACGCAAAGTCTTGGCATAGGTCATCAGTAGCCCGAGTCAGAGTAGATATAGACTTAATGCTGTCCATCATCTCCTGCATCGTATCGTCATCAATTTCCATCTCTAACGTTATCTTCGCCATACGTACCCCTAAAAATTCACTGGCATCAAATCTAGTGTAGCCTACACTAGATTCGCGTAAAATCTGGATGCGGTGGTTGTTACGATTGACCCCATGAAACTTTGGGGTACACATCCCAAAGCGTAGGTGAGTGCTTCATCGTAACCGTTATTTAAACCCCGAGTTCTGGTGGGGCGAAAACAGACGGAGGCCACCGCTCCCCCGTCCTTGCTACCTACTCATCAACCTTCTATGTGGTAAACCTCAAACCCGTTATTGGTCTGGAGCTTAAGTCCCACCCCGTCCACTTTACCAGCAAACGATTGATTACTACCCCAGCAAGCCGCTTGTAAGATAAAAACCTTATCTGCCAGCCATTTGGGTAACTCTTCAAACGAAGCATACGTGCCTTCTACTGCACTGTCAACACATCCCATACCAACACAAGCGATTTGTAGTTCTCCCATGCCCTTGTTGATAGTTACAAAGTAGCTTGTATGTTTAAAAGGTACCTTCTCGCTTTTAACATGTTTACCAACTTCTATAGGCGCATCCTCCCTCACCTGCTGGGATGAACGCCCCTTACGTATTTTAATAGACACAAAACAACTCCTCTGTGAGCTTCACACCAATCTCTTCCGCGAAGTGTCCAGTACCGAACACATTCAGTGTAGCCAACTTCTCGTGTATCTCCTGCGGTAGTTCTTCATGCGATGTAAAAGTCTTACGTAAGTTCCCCTCGGGGTGGATTGTTGATTCGTTAAGACATTTAAATTGTCCACCCTCAAAGAACACCCAAGTTTCTGGGTAGTTGGTGCGAACCTCTGCGTGCTTCTTGATGGTGTCTATCCACACACCTAGCGCGGTCTTAATTTCTGGGTGTAGGAAAGTGTACGTTGGAGACTTAAACATATGCTTTAGTTCCTCCGCAAACTTTGGAGATCTTTTAAGTTCATAGTAGCCCCGCTCCAAAAACCCATTTACGGCATCCCGAATACTCGAATCAGCATCATTCACAATATGATGTACCTGTATTTGTACGTCGTGCTTGAAACCCTTGGCTAAGTCACCCACGGTTATCGGGGACAGTGACTCTAGTATTGCTTTCTTACACCCCGTTATATTTTTGGACATCTTCATATGATACTGAGGACTGCTGCTGTTGTACCTACGGTTCGTTATGTCCTTGCTCCTGACCATAAAGCGGTAGGGGTCATCTGAACTCCAGTCGTCAAAGTAATTACCCCAACCTACCTTCCCGCGTGTATACACTTCGTTGGGCATACATATATGTAGGTCAATACCGCGAGTCCCGTAGTCATTAGGGTTGCTTGCGTAAACCCACGAGAACGGTGTGGCATCGTCTATAAAGCGTTGGAGATCCCCCGCCTGAGTACCAACTGGTGCTGCTTCTGCGGCTCGCTCTCCGTATCTTCTGTTAGCGTCCCGTTTTACTTCTTTAACTCTTCGTAATTCACGTACTTTCATAATTGTCATCCTAGTTTTCTTAGCCGCTTGCGCGGCATTGATTTATTAATTTTAGTGTTGGCTACACTAAGTGTTCTGATTTTATGTGTACCACGGTACCAACCGGAGGCATCGCTCTGGGGTTGTCTTGGATACACCAAAGGACTTTGTTATTAGCGAAAGCCCAGTCTCCCCAACCTCCCCAGAATTCCCCATCGGTCAAGACAATAACTGCATCGGGGGTTATACCCTTATCTTTACAGTATGCTGGTACACACTCGATCTCTGTGCCTCCGCCAGACACAGGCTTAGTAGACTTAGCGACGTTCTCTATATCGTCACGCTCGTAAAGTTCTTCGTGAACCACTTGCGTACCCCAGTAGATAACCCGCAACCGATCAGGCTTGGCTACCTTGCAGATTCCAGCTATCTCGGAAAGAAACCTAGTCAGCTGCGCTTTATTCATGCAGGAGCCTGACGTGTCGCACGCTATCAGCATCTCTTCTACTGTCTCGCTTACACCGCTGGGCATATACACGTCGGTGTGCATGTACCTACGATTAGGTCTGTTGAATGTTGAGTAGTCGTTACCCGAACAGGCTTTCTGCCAGAACTGTCTAAGCGGCTCAGTCCAATCAATCTGCGGATTGAGTAACTCGTTCAAGTCCAATGAGCCACCACCAGTCTTGTCCTTACCCGCTGCAAGCACACCCTGCCGTAAGGCTTGGTCAACTTCCCTCTCAAGTTCTTTAATTTCTTGGTCGGTTAGTTCACTAGCCCCTTCCCAGTCGTGTTCATCAAACCCATTGGGAGTTCCCATACCTCCACTTTCGCTCTCACCTTTGCCCTTCCTAGGAGTTCCCATACCTTCACCTTCGCCGTCACCCTCACCTTCGCCGTCGCCCTCGCCCTCGCCCTCACCTTCATCTTCACCCTCACTAGGATCTTCACTAGGCTTGTCGTTGTCTAGGGGGTTCCCGGTGCCGGGTGTGTCGGTGTTACCTCCCTCTCCCGTTAAGATGTTAAAGACCTGTAGGGTTGTCATGCCTGCGAACCTGTCGTCAACCCAGCCTCTGTAGTCCCCGTCTGGCATAACAGCAAAGCCGTCGTGACTACACTCTTCGTTGATCTCTAAGTTAATAACGTAGTCCATAGCGCGGTTAGCCAACTGCGCGTCCTGCTGCATAAGCGGCTCCCATATAACTAGGTGCTTGTACATCTTGTGCTTTAGTTCGTGGATGATTATGTAACGCAGCTGCGCGTCGGTTAAGTTCTTAATCATCTCTCGTGAGTACCACTCGTCCCTGCCATTAGTGCAAGCTGTGGTCATAGTGTCGCTTACACTACGTTCACCAATTAACAGCACCCCACCGGATGCCCTGTATCTTTTGTCTCCGAACACAGCTACCACACCTTTTTGTAGTCGCTGTTCCTCGGTAATTTCTCCTAACATATTCATATCTATCTCCTTAGATCTTGTCTGCTGTGAATAAGAATTGATTGTCTCTAGCCCACTTGCCAAATGACGCGTGAGTAGTTATCTCTCGCTTGAATGCGTAGTCCTGCTTGATCACTGTTTGTATGAACATGGCTTGAGCCTCAGTGCGTAGCCGTGGCAAGTAAGTCATTGCGGGGCCGACCAGCTGTTTGTCCATAGAGCCTATGATCTTAGAAACTGTCATGACGCACGCACTTGAACCCTGTGGCACTATCGCGGTCTCGGGGGAGTTGCGGATGTCATCTAGCCTCGGTAGTTCATTAGCCAGCTGAACAAACGCCATCAAGTCCAACGCACCGGCCCGACCAATGGCACCGATCAATGCGCTGTACTTCGCGTTGTCACTCATGTTGATACCGTCCTGCAATATTATTGACGCGGCTTCAAGTGACCTCGGCGTAATGAAGGCCGCTCGTTCCTGTTGTGGGTGGAAGATGTATTGGTTATCTGCTGGATTCTTAACATCTTCGTACGATTGCAGTACCTGTTGGAACTCGTTAACGAAACCCACCACCGCAGTGTGCAGTGCATTAGGTAATGCGAAGTTAACGATCCATTCTTCTGCTGTTGGCTTGCGTACCCGCATCACTGCGATACGGTTGCGTTGGTGAGCTTCCAAGGAGTCACCCACGTTCTCAGCACCTTTGTTGGTGGTTGCGAACACGATTGACTTTGGGTGCATAGTGTAGCTTCCGATCTTTCGCTCAAGCATTGGTCGCAGTAGCGCGTTCTTGACTGCTCTGTTGGCTTTACCGTACTCGTCGATCATCAGAATGATGGGCTTATCCAAGTGCGCACCCAATTCCTCGTTTGTTAAGTACCTAACAAACCCAGTGCCATCGTCCAGCTTGGCAATGTTGGGTATCGTAACGTCACCCAAGTCCTTGGTCGTGCAATCGAAGTAGCATGGGGTGTACTCACCACCCAGCTTCTTCGCCAACATCTTAAGAACTGTGGTCTTACCGATGCCCATATCACCTTCAGCTAACACTGTGATCTTCGGCCCGATGTCAGCTATCGTATCTGCTAGCTCTTCAAAGTTTACTGCGTACATTTGTTCTGCGTTCATGTGGTTCTCCTAACTTTATTTTATTGGTTTAGTGACGGTAGTGCGGCAAGCACCTCGTCAATGGTTTGCTTAGTTTCTACTCTCAAGCTCTCGCTGCTCTTGAGCATCCCTGCTGTGATTCCACGCCCCGAAATCTGAGCGTGCAATTTGTTACGCGCGACTTGCATCTCGCTGTTACCATCTAAGTTGAATCGGTCTAGTACCGTAATCATGCGTTCAACATGTTCAAACGCAGACGCTTGCCACGACTTGTAATCTGGGTTTGTGGTAGTGCTCTCTCCACGATAGTCCAGACTTTCTGCCAGCTTCGTAATGTGCGTGACGGTATCTTTTAAGACCTCATCGGTGAACTTCTTCATGCGCTCCTTGTGTTGGTCTCTGTAAAAGTCACTCACCACCTCGTGCCCTTCATCTTCGATGTCGGTGCGCCAGTCAGAGTGCAACTGCTCTACTTCGATGCTTAAGCTAAACAACTTGCGTAGTTCTTCTTTGTCGGGGTAGTCGCTCCTGTTAAACAACGTATCGTTGTCCCCCTGCAACCGAGCCTGTTCGTCGATCACTGCGTTATCGTAGTCATGTTCAATGAATTGAATGACTTCTTTGTCGAACTCGTTTTTGATACCAGAGAACTTTTTGATGTACTCAATAACATCTTCATTGGGTATCACCCTGCCGCCATCTTTCGACCAAGGGTAGCTGTCCTTGTAATGCGCGGTGCGTCCTTGCCCTCCCAGCTTGTATATATTTTGGAGTGATCTGCAATTGGGTAGTAGCTTCTTACTCACCTCCACGCCAGCGTTCTTAAGCCCGTTAACATCTTTGACCTGACGCGCTGCCTTGTTGTCCCTGCGTTGGTTGTTCCACAAACTACAATGAAACTTTATCAGTGCAGCTGCGCCTTGCAGCTTGGGGGCAGACATAGTGGATTCGCTAATATGATTTAGCTCCGACACCGGCATTGTTGTAGTCTGTGGTGTTGTCTTCGCCTGCTCTTTAGTGTTGTCTACACTAATATCTTTAACATCTTGAAAGACTTGGGTGTGGTTCGTAACTACTGGTGTGTGAAACATGGTCGTAGGTATTTCCACTTGCAAGTGTGCGTCACCTACTGCTGTGTTCTGCACACCTGCGGTTGCGTCTTCCTGTACGGACGTACTAACTTCTTCATTGATGCGTTGCATTTCTATCTCTTTGTCCATTGCTGGCTCCTCAGTTATAAGATCTTTAAATTCCATTACGTTCTCCTTAAAAGTTACCTTCAGCTACCTGCAAGCAGGTAATTCCATTCGCTCTCCACATATCAACGACACGTTTCCGGTCATCGACTGCGCACAAGATATTCTTCTTGTCCACCGTCTTGAGTATATAATCGAGCATCTCCTGCTTGATCTGGTAGTCAGGGTCATGCCTACGTTCGTCGGGACGCATAAGTAAGTATGTGTCGAGATCGTGCTCCACCATGCGGCGGTACTTGGGTTCGTGACGGTGGTAGTCCATTACCAGACTCAAAAATTCTTCTACCTCGCAAGCATCCAGTAAGAAGTTACGTGTAACCTCACGGTACTGCTCCATACGCCCAGTGCAGAAAATGACTTGGGTCGGCTCGAAACGGCTTAGGTACATGTGTAGTAGATCTACTATCGGCGTGTTGGGTGTGTCATTGACCATCGCTGCGTTAAAGGCATCGAAGTCTTTCTTCTTACCCTCTACAAAGTGTCTGCGGTGTTCGATGTCAGCCAGTGTGCCGTCGATGTCAAAGATGACCGTCGGTATGTTCTCTAGCTGGTGTGTGTTTAAGTTACCCATGATGTTTGGGTCGGTTTGCATTTCCATTATTTCTGTTCTCCATCAAAGTTTATGTAGTAGTCGTCATCGGTCAGGGTTTTAGTGTTGGTCACACTAAGATCTTCACGAGCTTGCTTCCAATGCTGCCACGCAGTATTGCTAAGTTGTTGCTGCCTTCTCCACGCGTACATAGAGGTTTCGGCAGGGGCACTCGGTACGGTCATTGCGGCATCGAATTTATTGAATCTCATTGATTGCTACCTCGGCTTTGATTGCGACTGTGAACGTGATGCCACGCTCTTCGTAAAAACGTGCGAAGGTGTTGACGGCCTTACATACTTCATTGTAGGACTCGCTGGCGGCGGCAAGCTCTCCGTTCTCTCGTAGCGTCCAGAACCCTGATGGCTCCTCGCCTATGACTAGCTTTCTTGTATCTGACATTGTTACTCCCTATTTGATTATTGCTTTGTTAAGGTCTTCGCTCATGCAGTCTAGTTGGTAGTCCACGACATACTTCTTACCTGCGGACAAACCGTACTGTGCAAGCTCTACCAACTTGAGCAGCTGCTCCATCTGATATTTGTGCTTGCTTTGCAGTGACCGTATATCCGCATCATGGTGTATGGCGCGGTGCCTCTCACGTAGCTCCAACGTGGCTACCTGCTGGAGTAACGCTTCGGTCTCTGTCCAGACCGCTTTCCAATGGGCATCAGCCAATGGCCCCGAATCACGCGCAATCAAACTCTTAAGGCGCATCATCTCTTTCATCTTGTCCATGTCTATCTTCCTATGTGTTGAATGTCTGATGCAGGGATCACCTGATATGCACCTTTGTTGTATGCGGGCGCTATCGTGTACTTAGTGTTGGTTACACTAAGATCTTTAGCACGCGTCAATGGTACGGGCGCAGCGAATGCTCGCGATGGATACTTCTCACGATGAGCACTGCTTTGCTGTTGGCCTAGTGTAGGCTGCACTGAAAGCTCGCGGAAAGAGCGAGCGGGTCGGCGCGGCTTACGGGCTGGTTTGTATCTTCTCAATAGTTTCTCCGACTAACTGTAAAAATTTTTTAAGGGGCATTACACCCAACTATTATAACATATTTAACAGGTAATGTCAAGTAAAGTGAAACAGTGGTATCTCAGTGTAGCTAATGATTTGTACTGTAATGTTCTGTAATGTTCCGTATTTGTTCTTGTACGTGGGGGCGTAAGTCATTGATAACACTGTAATGTTCTAATGTTATAAAAAAGACGAGTTTTAGAGGTGTTAGAAAATTACTGAGGTGAGACTCTGCGTACCCCCTAGGAACGAATAGAATTTCAATATAGTCGTGTCCCATAGGAGGAACTATAGAACATTGTTAGATTATCTATATATATATATATATAAAAGTATTAGTAGTAAGTAGTAGTAAGTAGATACCACCAGATGGCACGTTTGTAATGTTCTTTTTTTGCCGATAATTTGCGAACATTACAGGAACATTACAAGAACATTACAAGAACATTAGGTTAGTGTAGCCAACACTAAAATCTCTGCGTGAAGCCACGCAACGCAACGTAACTCACTGGCTTCAGTTTCAACAACATCTTTAGCTGCCTAGGTGATACACAACGCAACGCAACTCACTGGTATCGAACCGATACCAAAAAAAGAGGATCGGAAAAATTAAGACAAAAAAAAGCGGACTCGAAAGCCCGCTGAAGTTTTAGTGTAGAGCTACACTATTTGTGGGTTTCGAGCACTCCCGTTGCGGTAACACCGACACCGACAACTATTAGCATAGGCCCAACGAAGGAAAACATAACGTGCATTTCTTGAGATGTGAAATACCAGCTATGGGTTAGGTATACTCCAGCGCTGAACAGTAAACCGCCCAAAATCAGGGCGGCAATTAGAAATAAGACTTGGGTTATATAATACATTTTTGAGATCTCCAAATTGTGCGCCCTAGGGCGGCGCACGTTATTAGTGGGTAGTGGGTTAGACTTCGTTGTCGTCAGACTCTATTACTTGACGTTTTATTGCATCATTGATCATAAGACCAAAAGCGTTCAGCGCTGTGGCCGCCCCAGTTACATCTAGTCCAGCGTAATGATACTTGTCATTTTTCTCATCAGACGCATCTAGCAAACGATGGAGCTTGTCATAGGCTTTTTTGATCTCAGCGGTCACCGATTCTTTAGGCGGATCAATTACTAATCGTTCCGCATCAGTAAGCTCCTCGTCAGCCTCGAGCTTGGCGTTAATGCTATCCTTCAGTGCGTCAGTCTCAGCGGTCTCCAAGCGCTTTTTCAGGTTCTCGAACTTCGTGTTCCAGATAGGGCGCGTTTCGGTGTATAGCTTTTTCTGTGTGCTATTCAAGCGCTTGGCGGGTTTGCCGTCAGTCGCCATAAATATCTTAGCGATTGCCGAACTGGCCGCACCTTCGATAGCTAACGCCATGAGTGCTATGCGCCATGCTTTCATCGTCTTGGCTAGAATCAGATCGCTAGACTCAAACTTAGACGATAATCGCTCAGCGGTAATCTCCATCTCACCCGCTTGGTTGTGCTCTTGTACCGCTGCGAACAATTTGTCACCCGCTTTCAGATCCGCTTTTCCCGCTTTGCTGCTGGATTTCATAGCGGCCGCAATTGCTACCGGCAAGGCTGCTGGCGTGAATGCTGGCTCGTTGTGTGTCTTATCTACTGTTTTCATGTTGTTTTCTCTTCTGTTATTAAGTTAATGTGATTCGCATCACCTAATACACTTTAATGATTTCTAATGGCTTTGCAAGTTTAGTGCAGCCTACACTAAAACCCGACCCCACCCACCGCTTGTGCCATTTAGGTTCCCTTTATTTCTTAGTATTACTAATCCCCACGAACAAATCGTAATTCTCCAAAATACGGTTGTTTATACTCCCCACAGGAAGACCCCCCACCCTAAAAATATAAGTACCTAGCA